CTGACTGCCTATAATAACTTTACTACATTCAACACTTATTCCTGTAACACATATATGATTCCAAGTTCCCGCTGTTATAGAAGTAGTTCCAGAACTGCCATTAACATATATAGTTCCACTTGATTTATTAACGACAGAGGGATTTGCACTACTTAAATAAATATAACCAGTCCCACTTGAAACTCTAAAATCAAATAAATATCTATCTGCTCCTGTTGCATCAAGAAAAACCCAAGCTGAAACTGTGCAATCTGTTGCAGAAGATATAGAAACAGAAGCATCTATATAATCACTACCATCAAACGATGTCGAACCCTCTGATGGGAATGCAAGTGTGTCTGACCTACTTGATTTGAAGTCGAGGTATAACTTGAGGTTGTCCTTGACGTATGTTAAGAGGGATGCTCCCCCTTTAGCTAGGCTTGCTGCTAATCCAAGCATTGATCTAGCCTAAATAACAGATACAAAGACCAGTAGCTAGAGTGACTGCACTCCAATTACCAAATATTGTGACCCCTTGAGGTATTGTATCAGAACTAGTTAAAGAGTTGCCATGTGTAGATGTTCCTGTGCCAGTTATATCTGCTGATGATTGTGTCATTGTTGTAAATGTACAATCTTCAAACATTGTTATTGCTACTACCTTTTTATTTCCGATACTAGCTACTGATTCACCATCATCTAATACAGCAGACCCTACTTGTCCTAATCCTACGTTATTAGCTTCATTTACTGAATATGTATTAATTGCCATCTTGTTTCTCCTTGCTTATGACTTACCGAGCGTGACTAATCTCATGGTCATATTGGTTAAAATAAAAACCCATCGCTGGGCACAATAGAATAACCAGAGTCTCTACCAACTTTATTTGAATTAGTTGTTCCTCTAGCCTTACTTATTAAATCTTCATATTTAGTTTTCCAAAGCTGAACAAACCCAAGTATTTCTGGGTCTTCATCTGCAGAAGCTCTTATTTCAAATAATTTTGCAAGCGTGTAATACGCTAATGCAACATGATATATTTTATCAAAACTAGGACTGTCGCCATTGTTTATTTTATCTGCATCAGAATCTGAACTAGCTTTAAAATCCCAATCATTTCTAGAAACATAAAGACGTATTGTTTTTACACTATTTGGACTTGCGTATGTAGATGAATTTGCTCCACTAGAAAGTGTTGTTTTAACTATTGCAATTTTATTGCGCTCTACCCACCAATTGTGACTTTGTGCTTCTGCTTTTGCCATTATGATATATCCGTTTCATCAGGAGGCGTAACTAGTCTTGCAATGCTATAATTATTGTATTCAACCCTATTTATTTCAACAATATGTCTTTGGTCGGTTTCACTACCATCTCCATCTACATCATTTAAATCATAATATCGTTGACCAACTGCAGTATTAAACTCTTCAATACCTTCTAATATTTTTGTCCTACTAGTAAAATCTCTAGAAGCCTCGGTTAAATGCAGAGCTATATCAGCATCTGATTCATCTGGAAATACTTTTTTAATGTATGCGTTTAGCTCTGTATGTGTCATATTTTAATAGGCTTTCTTAAAGCGTCCATAACTGGATCTTTTTTTTTACTCGGTTTGACCGCTTTCTTTTTTACTGTTTTCTTTTTAGGCTTCATGACTAAAAATTCCCATACCTCCAGCAACGTACCAATTATTACCATTGCAAATTAATTTAATAAAATTTCCTTGGTGGCCTGTTGCTTTGACTAGCTGAATATATTTACCATCTGTTCCATCTAAAACAGATACTAAACTATCAGCAATTCTTGGGTCACCATTTTCACCTTCTTGCTGACTAACATATCCAATGACTTTTGATGCACCCATTGGTGTAATTCTACAAGTAGAGCCACCTGATGTATTTGATTGAATAAAGGTAAAAGTTTGTCCTGAGACTAAATCTTTTGGTAGTTTAATTAAAACATCGTCTTCCGATGCTTCCATAAAAATAATATCTTCACTATCTGTAGATAATAGCGTTTCTCCATTAGTGACTACTCTTGATTCTTTTATTTTTTTGCTTTCCATAATATTTCCTTGTAAGAGGAGGGGCATAAAGCCCCTCACTCTTTTAGTTTGTATTAACTGATTGTTATTCCAGCTGCAACTTTTCCAAGTCCACCAACTATGTAATAGTTAGTGCCATCAGAAACTATTTTTATCCAGTCACCAGCAACTGACGAACCACCAACAAAAGTAATAATAGTATCACTACCATCACTTGTATCAGCTACATCATCTGCTGCACCAGCACTTACAGAACCAATTATTGCTCCAGATGGAGTAACTACAGTATAGTTAGCCCCTGATGGAGCTCCCTTTACTACAAAGGTTCCTTCCCAACCCTTATTACTAGGAGCTGGAAGTGTTGTTGCAAACTCTGTTGCATGATTTAGCATAAAAACCTTACCACTATCTGCCAACGATAAAGTTGACGCTTCAGTAAGCTCTTTTATACCTGCATTTGAACCACCTAAATAAGGTCTAGCCATAATTAACCTCCCTTATGCTACGATGTTAAATAGCTTGTGACTTTCAATTAGTGTAACACCAATTCCTTCATCAGACATGTACTGGTCTTTAACACCATCGTAAGCATCATCAGTTAAGATGTTAGCTTGGAACTTTGGCGCTCTATACTGTGCATGAAACAGATTTTCATCTGAAACAATAAGCATAGTTTTGTTGTACGCTTCTCTGAGAACTGGAGTTGGAATTAACTGAATTGCTCCATGAGGTGACTCAAGGACTCTGTAGTTAAAACCTAAGCTATCACGTTTCATGTCGCTTAGATTTACAGTCCAACCTGAGTTTCCTGCCATTCCAGAAGAACCAGACATTTTAGAAAAGTAGCTCATTGCACCCATTCCACAAAAAGCACGTTTAACACCTGCTTCAGGAACGTATTGAAACACTTTTTCCATATTGTCTACAAAATCACCATAAGCGTAACTTGCTTCTGAGATTTCGAATATACTTTGGTCAGCACCTGAATTAGCACCATGTTTCTCAATTGCAGGGATAATTCCCATGCAAGAACGAACAATGTTGCCATTTGCGTCAGATAGTGAGTTATCATCAAAACCACCAGATGTATTAATCGGTGAACGTCCAAATAAGAACGCACGTTCTTTTTGAATCTTATGTTCTTGTGATTTTTGATCTCTTAGTCTAGCCAACTCAGATGACTCGCCTCTTAATGATGACTCTAAAAGAGTACCAGTAATTTGAAGAGGAGTCTTAAATATCTGACATTGGTTATAAACTACTGATAGCTCATCGCTCCAAGCAGTTCCAGCTGATGTACCTTCACCATAAGCATTACCAACAACTACTAAGTAGTCGCCACTTGCAGGAGTAAATGGAGCATCTCCCATATTTTTAACACTTATGTTTGCACTTGAACCACTACCTGCAACAGCAGTAATTAATACTACGCCTCGCTTAGTAGAACCTGGGGTTAAAGCAGACCAGACTTCACATTCAAGTCCAATCCAACTGTTATACCCATGATCTCCGCCTTCGCCTTCCATTCCAACTACTGAACCTGCAGTAACTGCCCAAGTGTCAGCTGCGTTATCAGCAGCTAAAGCACTACTTGTGCTAGTTTGAAAGTATTGTTTTTGCCAAGGGTTGCGATGTTCAAACATCTTGAACTGAGGGTCTTTTAATCCTGAAATTGTTTGCTGGTTAGCAACAACTGTAGTAAAAGGAGTTACGTCAGTCCAGAGTTCTTTAACAACATTTGGGCGCATGTAGAAATCTCGTCTATCTGTGTATAATACACCTGAAGAGCCGAGTGTTTTTGCGTTATTTGCCATGTTTTGTTTTCTCCGTTAAAATTAAACCATTATCTTCTGTTTCGCATCAAACCGAGATTAAAAGCATCTTCCTCATTAACTTGAGGCTCTGATTGGGCACTCACGACCCCTGCGGGTGGAGGCGTATTCAAAGTATTTTGTTTTTGCTTCATCATTTCGGCTCTTTGCCTTTGCTCAACTTCAGCTTGACTTGGTGCGGAGCGCATTTTATCTAAACGAACAAGATTGTCTAGCGTTAAAGAATCAGGACTAGAGTAATACTGCAAAAACTCTTGAGCTTTGTCAGGACTATATCCATACTTACCCATAAGTTCATTTCGTGTATTATCTGTTTGACGTTGCGCTTCATATTGTTGTTGCGCTTGACGTATTTGATTTTCTTTTGCTTCTAATTCTCTTATTCTGTATTGTTCAGCTTGGTCACTATAATCAATCATTTCGTCTCTATAGTTATCAATTGCTTCACGATACTTATAACTTGCGCTTTCTGAATCCATGTAAGCTTCAGAAGAGTCGTAATTGACAGGTTTAGCGGGACGCACTGGTTTCTTTGGGGATGCCATCTGTTCGTTATTATCGGCAACAGTTGGGGTATCTCCAGAAAGTGATTTAGCAACGCCTTTTAAGATGTCAGGGTTTTCTTGAATGTAGTTTGCAATTGGTGCAACTTTTTCATATTGGCCCATTTGGTCTTCTAGTTTGTTGTATTCACTTGCCTTTTGGTCGTATTTGCTCTGCCAGTATTCAAAACGTGAAGTGTCTTCTTTTGGGGCTTCCCCATCAGAAACGGCTTCTAAGTTTTGAAATGTTGGAGGTGCTAGACTTTCATCATAGCCTTCCAACTGATCTACAGGATTTGGAACTGCTTCCTCACCTATTCCACTTTCTTGAATTGGCGCATTTCCTCCTAAATCAAAATATTCAGGTTCGTTTGCTTCAGCATTCAAGGTTTGTGTTTGTTCAGACATTTATTTCTCCTATAAGGACTATTTGTTAATCAACAGCAATAGTTCCTTGGTTTGATTCTTCTCGTCTTAAATCTTCTTTAGCTAATCGCAACTCGTCATTTAATCGAGCTTCAAATAGCTTACTTGCAGACTCATTCTTATTTGAAGATGAGTTCAGCTTTGTTTTAAATTTTTCTATTTCAACACGTTTTCTATCGTGCGTTGATTCACGTTGTGCAGTTTGTAAATCGCCCTTAGTATTTTTAAGTTCTTCTTCTAACTGCTGAATCATTTGTTGTTGTTGCTGAATAATGCTTGTTCGTTGCATAACGCCTTCTGTATCTGCTACTTCTGTTTGTTCTAATACTTCTTGAGCATCAATAATGCCTTTTTCATACAAGGTCATGTAATAATCAAATCTTGCCCATCTGTTTGATGGAAGCGTTGAGCCACTAACAACAATTAAATCGTATTTTCCAATTGTCACGTCATTAACACGTCCAATAATTTCATTTGTAAAATCATCATAAATAGGTTGATTCATAGTCGCTTCAGCTAATCGGCCATCTGGTTTCATAATTCGAACTACTTTTTCATCAGTGTATGTTTGCTGAATTAATTGAACGATTACTTTGCCAATTTGATTTAATGCTTCATCCAAATCGTCAATTTTTGATTTAATTCTTCGTTGAGCGTATTCATCAATAGCCACAGTGCCTTTGTAAGTGCTTGGAGCGGCAGATGGGTCGCCATGTTGTAAAGGGTGAATGCCAAGAATATGATATATGCTTTGTTTTGCATCTTCTCTGTTTTTGTATAATTCGTTAGGTAGCGGTATCGGCCCTGCTACAATTGGTGTTCCAAGTTCAGGGTCAAATTCAATTACGCCTGTACCTGCTCTTGCCCACTCTTCTTCTAATTGCCTACGATTCATTGAACCTCTTGGAATTAATAGTTTTGTGTTGGTTGAGCTAGATGCGTGAGCAATAATTAATGAAGTAATTTTATTAACGTATTCTTGAATTGGCTTTACAAAACGAACATCGCTCATTGGGAATGGATTGCGATTATGCCTATTCATTAATGTTACTATTGGATATTCATCAATATCCATTATGTAATCATATAATAGATTTCCCCCTGCGCAAAGAATCCTTCTTATTCTATCTGTTTTAATTTTATTTGCAATAATAATGCCTAATTCAACTAAATCAGCTTTTGTTATAATTTCAATTTGATGCCCACTATTAGGTATTGCTTCTTCATGTTCAGGCCCTGGCATCATTGTTGGTTGACCAGTTTGCAAATCTTCCATATAGTGATAGATACCGCCTGTAGCTTCATAAACACCAATTAACTCTGCTACACTTGCTTTTTCTGTAACGTAATTTGTACCTTCAGCGTTAGTCATTTTAATGGCTTGTTCTTGCTCGTATTCAGCATAGCCTTTTTTATTTAAAACAACTTCTTGTCCTGTTAAAGTATCTAATACGTGAAAATATTTATGCTTTTCTTTTTTATACCTATCAATAACCTCGTAATACTTAGTATCGGTAGAATAAGTGTCATTTGACATTGGGCCGATGCTTTGACTTTCTGTTCCTTCACGTGACATAGCAGGGTATCTGTCATTTGCAGATGTTTCCATTGTTTTTGGATTTACTTGCGGATATAATTGTTTTAATTGTTTTTCTGTAAATAATCTTGCAATAATTATATCAGATGCATCTCTACAAAACGTATCTCTACTATTTGGGTCTATATATACATCAAGCGGGTCAATGCTATGTATGCATACTTCCCCACGTCCAAAATCTTTCATTGGGTCAACATAAGCCTGAATGACCCCCATACCTTTTACATAATAATCATCAATTACTTGTTTGATCTGTACATTGCCATTTGACTTATCCCAGATATAAGACATGATGTCTGAAAATATTCTACCAACCTTAATATCGCTATCGTCTCTACCTGTAGATTGGAATTTTGGTTTGTTTGCAGTAATTAGAGCTTTTGCTTGTTCAACAGCAGGGTGAACAACATTATCAACAATAGGACTTTGCGACCTTTGTTTTAATGTATTAACATGACTAGCTTTCCATTGCTGATTGTTTCTAAACTCGTCATCTTCCATGGCCTGAATTGCCCATTCAGCTCTTTCGCCATGAAATTGGTCTAAAAGTTTTTCAGACTCGGTTACAACTTTGTTCTTGGTGTGGGGCATACTGGAGGAAAAATTATTAACCTCAGAATGCTCGTTGCTACCCCATTAAGTTATTTGCCAGTCATTTGATTGAAGCCACTTTGTTCCAAGCGTAGGAATTTCAGCGTCTTCATGGTGAGGTTTATATGAACCTTTAAATGCATAATATAATCCATCTAAAATATCATCATGCTTACCTCGTGGGAATAAAAGCATCTCATCTTCAAGGTTTTGCATGTTTTTCATAATAAATATTTCTTTTTTAGCAAAAGAGGGTTGCAAACTCTCTAATCGGTGAGATTTACTACTTCTGGGATTTTCTTTTATGTTTAAGCCAGGAATGTATAACCCTTCTTCATCACATCTCATTTGAACGTATTGACGTAACATTTCTTGATACCCAACAGATTCAATTCTTGTTTTAGTACTGCGATACATTCTAAAGTTATCTACGATAGCTTCAGCTAAAGCAAGTGGTTTTGCATGTTTTCTGTAATAAGGCAATGCAAACTTCCTACCTTTATCATCTACCCCTAAATTAAAAATTACAGAATAATCTGCAGTTTGTTTAACGCTAGAAGCTGGGTCAACGCCTGTAAAAATATTAATTGGTACAGATTCGTCAACTTTCTCACCATCTAGCTCTGTAAGGTCTAACATTGCATTTCCTTCTTTATTAAAACGCAATTTGCCTTCATAATGTTGAATATCTTCCTTTTTAAACAATTGATCTTCGTCACCAACAATTTCACACATATATTCTCTGTAAAACACAGAAAGTCTATTAATTGACTCTAATTCTTCTTTTTTTTGTATTAATTTTTTTACAGGCCACCATTCTTCCCACAGGGAGATGTTTTTTTCTATATTTGGCTTAAAAACTCTATTTGTCCACCCTTTCATTACTTTTAATGTTTCAACTAAGCATCTTTCGTGTTGAGGAGTGCCAATAACAATAATTCTCCCTTTTTGCGGGTCAACTGATGGAACTGCTGATTGTAAAAGCCATCTAAGATTATGTTCCATAGCTTCAGCGGTTTTAGTGTTGTTTTCATCTTCGGGGTCATCAACAATAATAAGCGTAGGTCGTTGGTTTCCTACTTTAATACCTCTTAACTGTTGTCCTGTTCCTTTGCAGATTATCATAGAACCATCTTTTAGCTCCACTTCTGCTTTTGCCCAACTTCGTGCAGAATGTTGCCCCCAATAACCAAACAATTGCCGAAACTGTTGAGAATAGTCTAAGCAATCTTTTATTGTACCTAAAAGCTTTACAGCATGGTCTTGAGTTCGAGATACTAAGACAATTAGCTTTTTTCCTTCATCGAACATTAAATGGTACATAGGGAGGACACCACCTACGATTGAACTTTTAGCGTGACCTCTGGGGGCGATAATATTAATTTGCTTTTTTTCACTATCAAGCAAATCTTTTGATATTGTGTAATGAAACTGCGGAGATGGCACAGAAAACATCTGAGGCATAGCTATTTTACCAAAAAGAACCATATCTTGCTTCAATTTGCTTAAAATAGTTTTATTATTAACTTTTGCTGACACCTTTTGTATTTTACTTAACCAGTATGAGTTTGTGTGCGTTTGTTAATAATCAGTACCTAATACGTAATCTGCTTCACCATCTTCCACTTTAATTCCGTTTTCTTCCGCAATTGTCTTTAAAATCGAATAAAATAGTTCCATTTGGTCTTCATCTATGTATTTTAAAAGAATGCGTTTTTTGAGCCATATAGGGCGTGTATCAATTGAATCTAAACCTCTGTTCTCATCCATCATGTGTTATTTCTTTCTTTTGTTCAAGTTTTACTCGTTTTTCTTCTTTTGCAATTTGATCTACGATTTGACTTGTCATATCAATTTGCATTGTATCTGTTTGTACTGCTTTTTTAGGGAGCATGTCTAATATGCGTATATATTGTTCTGCCCCACGCAACATTGTTCCTGGGTCTTCTTTGACTCTTGCAAGACCAATTGCGTCAGCAATTACATCTAAAACATCGCCTTCTGCTATACCACGCTCTTGTAAAGCTTTATCTATTTTTTTATCTACCATTTGTTTGACAGTCTCCTGTTTAAATAATCTTTTTGCTGATAAATCTGGTCTTTCTTGTTTTGGTCTATAGGCTTTTCCAATAATTGACCAATTTATGCCCTGACCACTAAGCAGCATTCTTGTGTAAATATCTACTGCTCGTTGCGTTCTGCCATGTTTCCCTTCTATGTACTCCCAAGATTCCGATGACACAGTTGCATAATTACCAGATTCTCTTCTTGGTTCGTATAATAACCTTGCTCTATCGTTTAACCACATCCGCCCAAAGACAAATTGTAACTCAATTCCATTCTTATAATGGTTCTTTGCAATACATTCTCCAATATAGTTATCATCGGTAATGCCATAATCCCCTGCTTTACATTCTTTCCAAGGTTTATAGGCAACTTGTTTCTCGATTGCTTCTTTTTTGGTATATACAGGGTAGGTTACATCCTGATAATTGTTTATTTTTAACTTTCTAGTTAAATAATCCATCAGAACTACTGTATATATACTTTACTGTATTATTATACGTAGTATAATAATACTGGTTATATACTATACTGTATATATACTGTATAAAAAGCATCCGTTACACCTAGTTTTGCAACACTTTTTTTAATTTTTTTTCATATTGCACTTCATAGTCGTCATATTGCATTTCTATTGTTGATTCAATTTGCATTTCAGCTAAGATATAATCTCGTAAAAGTAAAAACTCTTCAATATTTGTATTATCTATATTGCAATCAACCCAATCGTTTTCCTCATTGTTAAACTCTGATAGAATACCTGTATTGGGATTAAAATACTTTCTTGACATAAAGAAAGATATGAATTGCAATGCGCTTGTCTCTACCCCACTTTTAAAAATTTGATCTAGAATGTGTGTGGGTAATATACAGTACCCCTACCCCCTTTGAATTGGGCATGCCGACGTGTAATCGTGTTGAGTTTACTCCGTTGTTTAAACTGTCTACTTGCAGTATACATACAGGCCAGTTTAAATAGCTTACTACACTACTTAAACACCTCACGATTACTTGCTGTAGTTATCTGCCATACCCAATTCAAAGATGGTACGCCCTCGTTGTGGTGGCGCAAACGCCACTGTTAATTAACTAAGATAAGGAATAAGACAATGAAATTAGATATACATATACATAGTGCTAATGCTGAGTATAAATCTACTCAATCTAATGTGACTGTTAACCACAAGACTGGTGAAATCAGTCACGAATCTATCAATGATATGAGCGATGATAGATTTGCTACTCAGGTAGCTAATGCTAAGCTCATCAAAATCTGGCATACAGAGGATGAGCGTGCTGAGGTTCGTGAAAGCCTGTTAGATATGCAGAACAACTACCATTTCTCTGATGATATAGTGGAAGCCAGTTGTTCTAATGGTGGCTTTCTTACAACTATTTATAAGGTTGTTCGACCTGAACCAATCAATGATAGGAAAGGCTTATCAAGGTTTAGTACTGTTCAAGAGAGATAGTTCTTCCCATAGATACACTTAGTCCTAGTGATTAGGTGTATCTATTTAATCCCTACACTAAAAAAATAGCAGGTAAAAAAATGCAATGCTTGTATCGTCATAAATATCAGCTTGTAGAGTGGTTTCATCAACGCACTAATGAACCATTATACAAGGTTAAAAAACGCAGTAAAAAACAGCTTTATTGGTTGTTTTATAACAGTGCAATAGTTAATCAAATTAAGGAACAATACTCATGATTATATTAATGCAATTACTTATAACAGTTTTAGCAATCAGCATGTATGTAATAGCAATCGTTGCAATATATGATGAATGGATAAATTAAGACCTCCTTGGTCTGGGCAGTCATGGATTCCGCATGATGTGGCTGCCCTTTATATTAATTAGCCTATCATATCTCCTGCGACTCAATGTACCAAAGTCTAGACTAAAAACACTAACAGCATTGGTGTGTTCTTTGAGCGTATACAGTTAAGATTAAATGATAGGCTAAAATATTAGCTAATGGGATGAGTTTACGAGATTAAAACTCGTGGTTTGATTTAGCAGAGCTTATCAAATAGATTAAATAAGTTATTAAGTCCGTTCGTGCGTAACTGTAAAACTCATCCCTATTAATTACTAAAGAGGACATTTTTGTCCTGTCAAAAAACACGTAAGTATAACAATAACATATACTTATGCAAATTTGCCCTCTCTAAACCTTACACATACAAAACAGGAGCATTAAATGAGTAAAAATAAAATAAAAACACCTGAAAACATGGGTCTATTATACGGATATAAACCCAATAGAATAAGTTTTTACATAATACTATTACAATCACATAGATATAGTGAATTAAGAAAAGTATTGTTTAAAGATATGGAAAAGTATAAAGAAAATAAAAAGGAATAATATTTTACCACTTTACAAAATATGAATAAAACAAAAAACAAAGTTAAAAAAAAGCTTCTAACAAGTAAAGCGTTAGAAAGAAAAATAGAGTTAGATAACGAACTAGCATACATACAACAGAAAATAGATCTATTCATTGAAGGTAGTTATAAATGAAAAGAAAAACAAAAAGTGAAATACTTTTAAAGTTAGTACAATTAATGAAATCTAGAGCTTTTGGAGTAAAAAAACCTAATCAGGATTATTTAGATGGTTTTATGGATGCCTTAGAATGGACAATATCTATACATCATCATTCTGAACATCTTAATTCAAAAAAAACTGTTAGTATAAAATCAATTAATAAACGAATAGCAAAGGAAATAAATGAACAACACAATACCAGTAATTAAACTAATCTCTGAAGGTAACGTCAGAGCAAATACAGTAAGCAAGAAATCACTTGAATATAAAGCGTTAAAATCTAATATTGCTAAGATTGGCATACAAACACCTATTACTTATCGTGTAAATGATAAAGGTGAAAATGTTATTATTAATGGTCACCAACGTGTGCAAATTGCAAAAGATTTAAAGCTTATAGAAATACCAGCTTTTGAATCAAATGGGCAAGTTGATGACATAACTAAACAAGTATCTACTAATATGTTTACAGTACCTATGAGTCATTTAGATGCTAGTTTTGCTATAGACCATTTAGTTGAACAAGGTGCTATTACTACACGTAAAGCTTTGTCTTCTCATTTTGGTAAAAGCATAGCTTGGGTAGACACTGCATTAGCTTTATGTAATATTCATTTCTTGATAAAGGATTTTCTTGCAAAAAAAAAGGTAGACATGACTTTAATGTCTCCTATGTTAAAAGAAATATCTAAATCATCAATGAGTCAACAAATTCTTGCAGTAGATAAATTAGGCGTAAAATCAGCAGAATATAATGATTTTGTAGAGTTTTTAGATGATTACTCTTGGAATAATACAACTAATGATAACTTAGAAGAGTTCTTAACTGATTTAGCTTCAAACCTAGAATCAGATGAAACTAAATGGAAATACATTTGTGATGTTATAGGTGAAGATACATTCAGAGCTTGTGAAGAAAAAGCAGACATGGTTCCTGTATATGACAATGTATTGTTTGAAGAGTTCGCTAAAGATCAGTTCTGTGATAACGAAGAGTTTCTACAAGAAGTATTTCTCAGTGAAACTGCAATTGGTCAATATTTAGATGATTGCCCTGTTTTAAATGATGATAATAGAAATTCTATATCATTTGATTTTGCAAACAAAGTAAGTACGCTTAAATCTAATATTAAAAAAGAAACAAGTGTACCATTTAGCAATATAATCATACAAGCATGGAATGGTGATGTATTTAACTCTAAACTATATGTAACTATTGTTAAAACTGCAATTACAAAAGAGGATAAAGATGATGAATACTATGAAGAAAAAGCTGAAGAAAAAGACCCTGACCAACTTAAATACAATAAAGTAAATAAATGGGCTAAACCATTTGTTTGTGATTATGTACGTGCAAATGTTGATACAAATGCAAGAGATAAAGACAATAATCGCATTGTATTAAATTGGTTAATTCACGATTTAGGCATTGGTTTAGTCATAGACAAACCTTATCCAACTGAAGTGTTTAAAAACCATCCAATAGCTACATCTAAAACAGACGAAGAGTTGTTAACTAATATGACAAAACACTGGTTTGATAAACATTGGACAAATGCCAATTTTAGCACAATTGGAAAATTGTTAAATGCTTTAAAACTTGATCTTCCATACATTATAGTTGAAAATGCTTTTATTGAAGAAACAGATATTCGTAAAGAATATTTTAAAGCTTTCTCAAAAGATGAATTAGCTGTAATGACTAAGAATAGTTTGCCAAAAACAAAAGCTGAAGCAGTTGACAATGCAGCCTCTAAAACATATAAATCAATACCTCGTAAAGAGTTATTATTTACAAATAAAGGCAGTGGTTCAGATTCAATACGACAATACTAATTGCTGTAGGTAATGGTGCGTGGTGGCTCTGTGTAAAATTCCCCTAATTGGGTTACGGAGCCACTTAATCGTTTAACAAAAACTGTACTTTTGATTCAACTATTTTATTTCTCCAATCTACTTTATTATACGATATTGAATGTACAAAAGACTTGTCTTTAGATATGTACGTAATTGGTTGCGGAATGTAATGATTACCTAACATATCTTTTAGTGCTTCAAAAATATTTGGAAGAGATAATACTTGCTTGTCTATTTCTTTTTTAGTTTCTTTAGAAAGAATAGCATCAACGGGATGAGATTTAAAATTTGTATATAACACACCTATATCCCAAAAGTCATTAATTTCTTGAATTGAATATCCTAATACCTCAGATATTCGTTCTTTATTACCCACTTCTAAAATAGTTCTTCCCATTTTAAAGTTTTTAAATGAAATAGATAACTTTACAGTATAATCATATTGAAGACTATCCCATACAGTTGACTGTATTGGCGTTGATTTGTGCTTAGCAATAGTTTGTTCCAATCGTTCAATTTTTTCTTTTTGCAAATCAATAATGTATTGGGCTTCCATTTTTTCTTTTCCTTCCACCGTTATATTTGTATTTATCAGATTAATTTGATCTTTATAAGCATCATAAACTTTTTGATAAGACCTTGGCCTAACAACACCACCATTAATCCAATTATATAATGTCTTTCGACTAATATTGGTTTTTTTAGAAATGGAAGTGAGTGGTACTTCAGTTTTCTTCAACCACTCTATCATATTATCTATACTCATAACAAATTTTACTCAATTTATTCATTAATATCAACTTTTTGTGTATTTTTAATATACAAAGGTTGCATTTATGTATAATTATAACTAAACTAACAAAGGAACAAACATGATAAACGCACCATTAAAAGAAAGCTTAAACTATTCAACCATTGAAAAACTTAATGCTTTTAGACAAACTGAATTACCTATTAAAACATTAGGTACATTATTCAAAAATGCCATATCTACTGACCTTCATCGTGATACAGAACTAGCAAGGTCACAAACTTATGGAAAAACATATGCTAATCAAATTATTGAAATAAGAATGATGAGCAAAAGACAATTACACAAATACAAAGACAATCTTAGATATGTCTTAGGATACAATGAGTCGTATATATACAACAAACTATCTAAAACAGATAAGTCTGATGTGTATTTAAAAAGACAGTTATACACATACGCTAGTACTCGATTGAAACTCACGAAGAACTAGACTCTGGTAATCCGACCTACAGCCCCGTTGCACCTTACCTCAACTCTACTACTCTACAGCCTGTAACGGGGCAAACTTTCAAAGGAAACATTATGGAACAAGAACGTACATGTCCTCATTGTCAAAGCTTACTTGAATTTGAAAAAGATGCTGAAAATGATGGTGACAGAACATTTGATATATGGAAATGCATTGATACAGAATGTGGTATGATAATAATGCCATTTTATTATGAATATGCTAAACGATAAAAAATTATGATAATGACACACTGTGGTGGACGAATAGCAACTTTAGATGAAGTTGCATCCGTTCCCCTTCCAAAACAAACCGATACGTATATACCAGTTGGATATGAAGACTTGGTAGTAAATACGAGAAAAATAGCAGACAGACTGCTTAATGAATATTCTTTTTCAAAAGATCAGTATGCATTAAGTGGTGGTGAAAATAAAGACCAAAGAATGTTTGCAGTCTTGCAGTACGAATCACAATCAAATCCAGAAATGGGTTATGCAATTGGTATTCGTTCTAGTTATGACAAATCAATGAGCAATGGCTTTTGTTCAGGAGCGCAAATCTTTGTATGTGACAACCTTATGTTTCGTGGCGAAGTCACCTACATGAGAAAACATACAAAAAACGTATGGAATGATATTGAAGAAAAAACTATGGCTACACTTTATAGAGGCATAGACAATTTTCAAAATCTAACAGAAGATTCTGAAGCAATGAAAGATAGAACATTGTATAAAGATGAAGCTGGAGAGTTCCTTGGTCGTTTATTTATAAATGGCGATATGACTCCTAGACAAATGCAAAAAGCTAAAAAAGAATGGTTTAAACCTTCGCATGAAGAGTTTGATTCAAACACAGTATGGAGCTTATACAATGCCTGTACAGAGTCACTAAAAACTACACCTCCAAACAAAATTTTGGAAAGACACATATCATTGCACGATAACGCAATGGCTTTGTGCTAATCTGAATGCTCCCTCTTACTTATATATATTTAACGTCATGGTTAATGTTTATCAAGGGGGAGCAATTCGATATGAATATGTATTATTCAGATTTAGCAGTATGTGCCAATTGTTCAAGAATTTGTGAAGATGGTTACAAAACGCATGATGGCATAGAATTTTGTCATTATGAAATAGAAAGTAAAGATAAAACCCAAAGTGAAGTATTTGGATGTTACATAGATATAATAAAACAGGAGAAACTAAATAAATGGCAATAAAAAACCCAGAAGAACTGGAATTTAACAACATTGATGAAAAGTTAATGTTTATACAAAGCACTTTAAAAGTGGATAAAGCACATAAAAATGATTTTGCAAAATTCGATTATCGCACTCTTAGTGATATATTGGAAAATGTAAAACCATTATTAGAGCAAACGAATCTTAATATAAGAATGACAGATAAGCTAATTGGTTCAAATGGTTTGAATTACATAGAAGCTACAGTAACTCTATCTGATGGTGAAGATGAAATAAATGCAACTGCATTAGCTCGTGAAGCAGTTAATAAAAGAGGTATGGATGACCCACAAATGTCAGGTACTGCTAGTACGTATGCTCGTAAATATGCTTGTAATGGCTTATTTGCTATTGACGATACTCGTGACCCTGATAGTATGGATAACAGAACAGAAATGCATCACAATGGTTCACCTGTGTTAAAAGGATGTGTTACTCAAGACCAATCTATTAAAATAGATAGACTTGCTCGTGATGCTAATACAATACCAAAAGATAAACTTGCACTTAAGAAAATTGCAATAGATGGATATGTCATAAGTACTGCTGAAGCAGAAATACGTATTCAAGATGCTAAAGAAGGCCACAAAAGAACAAAACAAGTTGGTAAAAAGATCATAGCAGAATGGACTAAAAAGTTTGCTGAAGCAGGTCAACAAGATTCAACTGATGCTTTAGATGAAAATGGTTGGACTGAACACTTACTTGAAAGAGCAATTGCAAAATATAATAAAACAAAACAGGAGAAGAAATAATGTTTAAGCCTAAAAAACAAAGCAGTAAAAGTTCATCTAGTCAATATCCAAAAGGAGTTTACTTTGATGTTTATACTATTGAAGATATTACTGTAAATGAAAATAATACTTACAACCAAGATATTCACTTAATTGCTCATATTAAAAATGAATCATCTCAATGGGCAAAAAAGTTTTGGTTAGCGGGTAATCATGAAAAAGAACAAGACGTAGCAGTTGATTACGGAACAAGTAAAACAGTTGGGCAAGGCGGTAGCTTTTATATTAAAAAGTTTATTGAAGCAACAGGCGTTGACCCATTAACAGCTTTAAATGATAAAGGTGATGATTTTAGAGATGAAGTAAAAGCTGATTTAATTGGACGCTCACTAGTTTGTGCTGAGTATGAAACTACAGGTACATATAGAAACTTTTGGAAAACAGTAAAAACTGTTGAAGAAGGTGCAAATGTATTACGTACTGAATGGCTTGAAATGTTTAAAGACAAAGAGCAACATGATTACGTTCCAGGAAAATATGCACACGCAGAAGAAGAAAAAGCTAAATGGTCATCAGAAGAATATGCGCCAACAGATAAACATGCTGCTGCATTTGAAGCTGAAAACGATGGAATCCAGATTGAAGCTGAAGACGATGGGATGCCTTTCTAATGGCTAGGGTTAAAATATCTGATATGATTATTGAATGGTTAGGTAATCAATCTGATGGTTCAACAATAGCTAATCACAACATACAAACTGATTGTGTTCAGTTTATAAAAAGTTGGCATCAACGTAGTGTTCTCCCTTCCACAGTAGAACGTGAGTTTAGACGCTTACGCAACCAAGAATCTCATTTGTTACGTGATAGCGGTCTTCAATTAACAGACCAAGAAATGAAATACGGAGAAAATACTTGGACATTAAAAAACAGTTTGTAGAAGTAGCCTCTCCATCTGTTAGTAATCGTGGTAAAGTTATGCAGTTACATCAACTGCATGACTTTATCAGTAAAGTAGAAGATAATAGTGAAGTGTATTATAGTTGGTATTGTTTTGATGCAAATCTTAAAACACATATAGATAAAACTAGAACAATACAAAACTATAGTGGGTTAGCTAACATTAATCAAATCATTTTAGACTTTGATAAAGGAAGTTTAGAAAACGAAGAACTGCTTAATCTAATGCGGTATTTTGTTACTGAAGAGTTGGTTAATAATTACAACATTCCAGATGATTACTATACTATATGGTATAGTGGTACAGGATTTCATGTACATCTAGCTGATGTATTTGGATTTGAATCTGGTGTTGATCTTCCTACTACTGTTAAAACCACAATTGCAGAAATATTTCCTGAAGCTGATAATATCTTTGATAAACCAAGATTGATTCGTGCAGGTGGAACTATTAATAAAAAATCAGGACTCTATAAAACAAAAATAGACAGAGAAGACCTTTTTAGTTGGGATATGACTGACATTAAACACGTGGCATCTAAACCTTACAAAGAACATGGTCTTTGGTTTGATGAATATGTCGAAGTAGATACAATGCTTTCTCATTTAATTAAAAAACCAATGAGAGCATCAATTCCTTTAACTGCAAAATTACATAAGATAAAAGGTGACCCTAACGCTATTGTTACCTGTATGCAAAAAGCATATCACGCTGGGCCTATTCAAGGACAGAGAAATGAAACTATGATGCGCATTGCATCTTGGCTTAGAAGAAATGGGACTCCACAAGAAATTGTAGAAGTTGCATTAAAAACATATTCTGGCTTAGATAAAGAATCGCAATCATGCTCAAAGCAAGTATTTAAAGAAGGTTATCAATACGGATGTGATGACCCTATTATGTCACAATGGTGCAGTACAAAATGCATTTATTACAAACGTAAGGATTATTCTTTAAATATTAAAAACTCAAAACAAATGGAATCTTCTTACCAAGATTACATTAAACAAGATTTTACAGATAAATCGTTTGATTTTGGTGAAATATGGAAACTTCCTAGAGAAGGTCAGAAATATACTGTCTACCCTGGTGAATTAGTTATTTTGCTTGGAGATACAGGTTTAGGTAAAACTGCGTTTGTACAAAACCTCGTAGCTAACCTACCAAATCTTACTTGTTTGTATTTAAGTCTTGAATTACATCATCATTTAATGTTTAGACGTTTTTGTCAAATAACTCACAGTTTACCAAAAGAAAAAGCAGTTGCTGAAGCAATTAATGAAGAACAAAAATCAAACCTTGGTAGAGAGTTTAAACAAATATCGGTATTAAGTGATCCAATTGAATTGAGTAGACTAGAAAAACAAATAGCAGAAATAAAACCAAAAATACTCGTAGTTGACACTACCGAAGACATTAATGTAGATAATGTATATAATGACTTTGAACGTATGAATAAGATTATCAACACACTTAAAACAATTGCAATCACTCAAGATTTAATTGTTATAGGTGTTCATCACATGAATAAAGATGGTGCTAGAAATGGCTCAGCTGAAATGACTGCTGCTAAAGGCAGTATGACTGTTGTTCAAAAAGCTGATAAAGTTATTATGATAAGTGGTGAACGAGATAAAATGACTCGTTACGTTGTTAGTAAGAAATCACGAGATGAGAATAAAATGAAATTACAATTCGAGTTTCAACCGAAAACATTTAGATGGGAACAAGTGTGAGGCTAAATATAGCTGATGGACTTATTGCATTTAAATACAAGCAAGAAGAAAGGGGTGCTATGACATCCCTTATTCTTCTTTGGATAATCAACTTAACTATAGGAATACATTCAACAAATGGCGAACACATTACTGCAGGTTTTGGTGTAGGCCCTATGGAAATAAGTATAACACTACATAGGTGGAATAAATGGCTTCTGTAAATGAATTAGACGTAAGAAGTGAATTAATAAAAAAAATAGAATCAAGATTGCATTTAGGTGCAGATAGATATGGAGGGCCTCTACCATTGTATGATGGTAGAGACTTCTATGAAGAAACATTAGAAGAAGTTCTTGATGCTATTATTTATTTAACTGCTTATTTAATTAAGCTAAAACACGAAAGAAAAAAATATGGCAAGTCCAAGTAAACAAAAAGGCAATGCTTTTGAACGTGAAATTGTAAATCAAGCTAAAGAGTTTGGTTTAAAAGCTGTACGTGCATGGGGTTCTAATGGTCAATCATTAGGGCTCCATGAAGAAGTAGACTGTACAGTAGAAGAATATACAGTTCAAGCAAAGCGTAGAAAAAAGATAGCTTCATTTTTAAAATGTGAGCATACAGATATAGTAGCATTCAGAGAAGATCGTGGAGATACCTACGCTCTTATGAATATAAATATTTTCTTAACCTTATTAAAAAAACTAAAAGGATAATTATGCTAGAAGAAAATAGCAACCTATCTCAAGCATATCTTGAACTGATTTTTGAAACAAACAACATTAATCACATAACATTAAAAAATGGAAAACGCTATAATGTTCACAATATAGAATTTGTATGGATGTCAAAAAGAGTTCATAGATATATGTGGGTTGATTTAAAAGGACAAACTGAAGGTTGTAATAATCCTAGTTTAGATAAAATAAGTGAAAGAATCGTATTTCATATAAACGAAATAGATTACATAGAAATAGAATACTCATAAAAAGGACATAAAATGCTAGAAATAGAAACTAAAACAGAAGTAATAACTAAAAATGTTCATGTAATTAAACCTGAACTGACTTTAGAAGAGTTAAAAGCAATTCAAACTGCTCTTTACGAAACGGATAAAGAAGGTAACTTGTTAAATAAGATTGGCGATGTTGTTCGTGATGCTCAATCTAAAATAACAGACTTAAATAGAGCTATAGATAGAAATGTTACGCAAGACCAAGTTATTGCTGCTCAAGGCGGTGTTTGTACTACAGGAAATTGTGACTAATGCAAAAACTAAAAGCAAATATAGGAAGTGAACTAACTCAAAGGTTAATGCAATTATTAAATGATTTAGAATATCTTGATAGAGATAGAATGTCTAATGATGGCAAATCAATAATGGATGACATTTGGAGACATTTAGGTCAACCTACGTTTGAGGAAAATGAAAAAATAAAAGCAGGAAATAAAAAATAAGAATTTGAGACTCATATTTAACTTTTTTTATAAATCATTAAACTACGAAAGGCCTATTGTAGGTTGTGGTAAAATGAAATTGTTGTATAAATGAATGTTAATGTATGGTTGGCGCCATGAGTCTCAAAACATTTAAAGGGCAAAAAGGCTATAAAATTAGCTCCTTGTCTTAATGGTGAAAGCTACCATGCCCTTTATTTAAAAATTATGGAAATAAAAAACCCTTGGTATATACAAACTTCAAACGAAGTAAGTAGAAAGCCAATTAACGTAAGAAAAAAACGATCTCTACAAAGATGTGCATTAAAGTACTGTGTAGACTGTAAAAAAGTATGGCAAAACGATTGGTTTAGTAGTAAAAAGAAATTTATCCAATATGAAGATATGCCTACATATGGAGTAAAACGTGAACAATGTAAAAAATGCAAATAAGGAAAGACGATATATGAAAATACCTGAAAACGAACAAATGCTAATTCTTGAAGAGCAAAATAATGAACTAAGAGAATTATTAAAAGAGTCTAGAGATTTTTTATCTAAGATAGGAACATTAAAACCTATATTAATGAAAGACTGTAAAGACCTAATAGTAAAAATAAATAATTACAGAACGTATAAACATAATGCTAGTTCTTAATGTGGCTGAATGGATAGCAAACTTATTTATACTTGGTATTGCTGCCTTAATATGGGTTATATCGTTATTTATGATGCTTTTATTAGTGTCTATATTAGCAGAAAGAATAAAAAAGTACTTAACTAAAGGATAACAAAATGAAAAACCGACCTGAGAGCTATATGCTTGAGGGTCGGATTTCCAGAGATAGATTCGTACAAGAGGAATACGAATCAAAAACAAAAGCTGAAATATTAACATTACAACATTATTTTAGCGAAGAATGGTTTGATAAAGCATATATAAGACACATTAACAGTGTACGTGCTTTAGGAAAAATAAAAGAAAGTCGTTACCCACTTCAAAAGTGTACAATTTGCAATAAAACGTGGAACTTTTTTTTAAAACCAATTAAACACAGAAAAATAAAAGCAGTTCAATATTGGGACAATTACGATAGATTGCCTAAACCTAATGTAACTTGCCCTAACTGCCAGTAGGCAACTTAAATTCTTCAATGTCACTTACTAATAAAGGAGCATAATGGCTTTCTGTTATGTTAATACTGCTATGCCCTAACAATTTACTAACTGTGTAAATAGGTAATCCCTTTTTAATAAGATTAAAGCCAAATGTCCTGCGTAGGTCATGAAATTGTGCGTCTTTTATGTTAAGCTGCCTTAGGTATGCCTTAAACTTTTTACTCACAAAATCACCTTTGTAGCCCCATAGTTTTTCTCTAGAAAACAGTATGTGTCTAGCTTGACTATTTAATTTAATAATACGCTTATCTGATTTGCCTTTTACTTCAATATATGTAGGATGTATTTGTTGTGCTTTAAGATTACATATCTCACCACGTCTTGCACCTGTATAATAAGCAAAGTTAAAAAACTCTTGTAAATCAGCATTAGGATGACTGTTCATTATTAAAGCTAATTCCTTATCATTAAAAACTCTAGTTCTTCCTATTCTTTTTGGAATCTTTCTAAGCTTTTCTTTTGTATTGTACTTTTTACGTGTACCCCAATTAATACATGCATTTATTCTAGCGATGTACCCTACTGCTGTTTGTTTATTTTTTGGCAATACTCCGTTTTTAACATATGCTTTTAATACATATGTATATGTTTCTTTTGTTGCATTAGCCCATTTTGAATTATTCTCTTTATCATTTAAGAATAGCTTAACAAGCTTTTTAAAACTAATGTTATCTACTCTTACTTTTGGATTGTAGTATTCATTTAAAGCTTGGTACTCTAAAGCTGAATGCAACTTATTGGCTATTTTATCTTTTTTAGTATAAGCAGGTAAAATAATGCGCTTTTTATCAATCTGCTTTCGATAATATATATTACCCCATTGATCTTTGACCAAATTCTCTTTTAAAGGCATAAATCACTCCTTTTGTGGCTATGATGTGGCTATGAGCCATAATGCCAAAAGTAAAAAAAGCAGTTTTGTCGAGAGTCGGAGCGACAGGATTTGAACCTGCGACCCCTGCAACCCCATTGCAGTCTAAGACTGCATTTCCCTCATATAAATAACCATAACAAACTCTACTTTATACACTTAGTGGCTATGACAAGCCTCCTACATTTACAATATTACACGATTTAATTTAGTATAAATTATTAATATAAAAAAATAAGGGTGGTACTAGGGGTGGAATTACTCAGATTCTACTAGATTTCTTTTTTCTCTGCCAATGCCATGTATAGGTATGCCTGTCATTTGCTCTACCCACATTTCAGGTGTTTCCATTGTTTTAACTACACTACGTCCTAACCTTCCAAATGGAAAAAACGTATATAAATAATAATCTGCAAAACGTTCCCAATTGCCATTAATAGTAGCATTAATTAATGTCATAGGGTATCTAGCAATAGGTGGAGTTACTATTTGTAATGGTGCTAATACAGGATGAGGCCATGAAGAAAAGAAAGCTCTTTCTCTTTCACGCTCATCACCAAAAAGCCAATCAGCAGTATCTTGCATCCAATTTAACGGAGGTGGTACTGTTGCATCAAAAACGCTACTAGTAAACATATTAGCTAATGATAATGCAAACATATCTAATGTAGCTAATCGTTTAAATTTATTAAAAGAATCAGTTCCTGGCTTAAATCCATACCTAGCAGCACGTTGATATGTTTGCCTTCTAAAACGTACTGAGTTCCATGCAAAAGGATGAAAACGTGTCATCATTTTACCAATTGCAGTTCTACTATAATTAGGTCTAAATGCACTATGATATAAAAACTGTGTTGCTTCTACTCCTTTTAATGCCATATTAATAACGTATGGATCATTGTGTTTAATGTTTGGTATAAAATCTTTAAGGTTGTTATATGCGTTTAAATAGTGTGCAAAGAAACTATCTGTTCTTAATTTTTTCTCAGATATACGCATTGGTATTGCAGCAATGTTAGTAATAGCATCTGTTACTTTATATTTCTTAGCAATGGAAAAAACATCAGCTTCAGAAAGATTAGCGTTGTTTTTAAGGCTTTCTTGAACTTCTCTTACAAACTCTTTTGCTTCTTTACCTGCAAACTTACGTTCTAATGATGCTTCTGTTACGTAAAACGTTTCATGCGCTCCACTTTCTTCAGCAAACCTACGTAAATGTTCTGATGTTGTTATTTCAGTACCATCATTAAGTTTTGTTCCTTTAAATGTGGTAGCTAATAAACGTTTTTTGTTAAAAGATGCAGTAGCAAAATTATATAAACCTGCACTTGCTATTGTATTGTGACTACCGCCAAACATGTTAGCTACTGCTGTTTTAGGGTGTGATAACAATGTAATTAACTGCCATTTAGCTTCTGATGCTCCTATTTTATGCAATATTCTTGATAGTGTTTGTCTTCTAGCTTCTGGACTTTTTGGTAGTTCTCCATAAAAAGGTAATTTAGGTTTATCTTTTCTACCCCATAGTTTTGTACTTACTTTATCTAAAGCATTAATTCCAGCTTCATCTGTTACGTAATAAAATAACCGTTTATCCCATGTTTGAAACTTTTTGTTTTTTGCTAATTCAGATTCAGCACGTTCTTTCATAGCATCAGATATTGTAAACTCTTTGCCTTGAGCCATTTTTTGAGCTATATCTTCAGCTCTATTTTCAAATATTTTTTCTACTGTTTTAAATTTAAGTTTTTTACCTTTTCTTTCTCTGTCGTATGCTTTGATAATTGCTTCGTATTTTGCAATTTCTGCTTTTTTAAGTCCAAATGTTTTAGGATTATACATAGATGGCTGACCTAATACATCTGTAGTATAATCTCTCATAAGATTAGCCCAACCTTCTGTAGCTTCTTTGTCTTTTAATGGATTTAACTCAACGTACCTATCTATTGCTCTTTTACCTATTAATGATGTAGCATTTTTAAAAAATGAATTAATCCATTGTTCTTGATAAGCTTCAATTACTTTAAAATCATAACTAGCTCCAGGCATAGGCTCTTCACCTCTTGACTGACCACTGCCAGGTTTTGAAAAGTGACCTTGCCTTTCAGCGTGTTCTTTATTTTGATATTTTGACCATAAATAATCAGCACCTTCTTGCCCACTACCATTATCTAATGTTAATGATTTACCTAATTGTGCTTCAAACATTGTTTCAAGTTCAGCTATCTTTTCATTAATAATCTGTTTATACATAGCGTCTTGTGATTCTTGAGTTGTTGTATTTTCAATTCGTTTAAAATCACTATTCTTTAACTCAAAACGTTTATCTATTGGTATTTTTGAATTAGCTTCACGTTGTTCTTTAGTTAGCGATGGATCATATGTATATTTTTGTTCTAACTGTTTTCTTAACTCTATACGCTTATTTTCCATAAACGTTTGCAGTTTAATTTTACTTGCTTTTGTATCGCCATGAAACATTCGTGGGAAATATCTACCTTTAACTTCACCAACACCTTTAAAAAAAGTGCCATTGTCTCTATACCCTTCAAATTCTATACTATCACTTAATTTAAATTTTTGTCTATATCTTTCTCTATATGCTTTTTGCTGATTTAAAGGCTTTTTACTTGCAAAGGATTCTAATTGTTGTTCGTAACGTATACGACCTAATAATTCAGCTGTAAATCCATTTTTACCTAATTGTTTTAATATGTGTCTTCCATTTTCTGCTAAAGGTTTTAAATATTTGTTTTCTAAAAATTCAAGATTTACTCTGCCTGTTTTAGCGTTGTATTTCATAAAACTATTTTGCTTGTTAAACGCTTCGTAATTAGGTGTTTGACCTTTTTCTCCAGATAACGAATACACATCTATTAAACTGAAATCTAAATTTGATTTAACTAACCCATTATATACTTTAGTTAAAAATGCATCGTTTTGCTCTGCAATAGTACGCATTAACTTCTCACCAGTTACTTCAATTCTTTGCCCTTTAACAATTGTATCGTATGTATTGTTTTTTAATGAATTATATAATGCTTCGTTTTCTTTCCATTCTTTCCAATTGTATTCTTTGTCAAGTTCGCTTTTGCCTTCATTTCTAAGCCACCTAGTCATTGCTGCTTGATGCAACCTATTAGCTTCACCAACTCCATTAGGTTTGTCTAGTATAGGAGCGCGCCATGTAAAAAATGCATCACGTTCTTCTTGTGCAATATTTGTAACTATATTTTGAAGAGTATAAATACTACCAAAACTATTTTGTAAATGTTGCATTGTACCTAATGGCACTTTAATACTTGTTCTGCCAAGCTTACCTTTAGCATCTCTAAAATTGACTTCCTTAACTACTGGAATGCTAAAATCATGTGTAAATTGTTTTTCTGCAACCCGTTGAGGAAATAAATATTTATCAGCCCAAGAAACTTTATCGCCTTTAGGTCTATTGTAAACAATCTCTTCCAATGCATTAGCAAAATGTTTTAAATCTGCATAAGTAGCTTCTTCAATACCATATCCAACTCTATCTCTATCTTTAATCATGTCAATAAACATGCCATTTATATCATCTAATGAATGTTCTGGAAACTTTTTAAATGCCTCTACAATACGTTTAGCATCTGCTTTTACATCTGCGGGTACTTTAGTGCTTTTATCTGATACTTTTAAATCAAAAAGATTTTTATGTGGCAATAATTCTTCAAACTTTTCTTTTATTCCTTGGTCTTTTTGTTGAGTTGTTTCAGCTCCTTTTTTATTAACGTTATCCATAACAGGATTTACACTAGCTTTTTCAACTTCTGTTTTTATCTTAGGCATAACTGCTTTATCAAAAATTTGACTAAACGTATTCATAAAAAATCGTTTACTAGAGTTTGGTATTTCATTACTTAGATATGGATAATTATGCCTACTTGTTTTATTGTAATATTTTTTAAAATTATCTAATTCTTCTGTTAATCTTTTAATAGTTAATTGCTTGTTTTTATTAAACTTGCCATTACGCAATGTATTAGGAGCTTTTTGAGCTTCTTTTAATTTATTTTCGTGTACAATGCGTAATTCTTTTTGCGTTCTAGTTTGAGGATATAAACTGCCAAGCATATACATATCAAAATATCTAGATGCATTGATAGGACTTATGCCTAATTCTTTTGCAGTTTCGTATATTTCATTACGCCTTGCCCTTATTTGTTCTTCTGCGTCTTCAGTAGTACGTACTTTTTTATTTTTACGTAATGAAGGGTCAATAGAACGTATTTTTGCATAATCATCTTTAGAACTAATTGCCTCTAATGATATTCTGTCTGCAAACTCAATAAAGTCTGCTTCTTTATAACCATTTTTAATCATGTCGTTATATAAACGCTCACCAGCTTTGTTTTGAATTAATACGCTTGTAGCGTCCATAAGATCATTTGATTTATATGTAGTTTCTTTTACAGGTTTTTTACTATCTGTTTTATCATATCTGCGTTGACCCAAATCAGGAACAATGGTAATTTTCATTCTACGAATAAATTTTAATAAACTAGGGTCTTTAAAACCTCCTTGAAACTCACGTACAAAACGATTGTATTTATTAAAATTAATAGTTTCAGGTCGTATTAAATTTGTATTAATTAAATTTTCAGGTTTGCCAAATGCACTTCCTAATTCAGTAAGGCTAGATTGGTGCTTTATATTAAGTTCGCTAAATGCACGCAAATTATTTTGCACTGCATCTAAATTCGGTCTTTTACCTTCTTGATTTTTACTGCGATATAAATTATTCTTAACTCTAAATAAATCAGCATATTCTTCAATATTTCGTAAATCCCCATAGCTTGGCTTACGACTTATTTGCTTACCATTACTATCTAGCATTGGTTTTTTACCTTTAAACAACATTACTCTTGCGTAAGGCATACCTTTGTTTAATAATATATCTGTCATTTTATAAGCATCAATAAGCCTATAATAACCACTAGAATCAGCAGTTCTTGAAGAAGTTTCTAACGAATGGTCTTTATATCCATTTTCTCTTTCAAGAATTTTTTTATCCATTCCTCCTGTTTTTAAAACTCCGTAGACCTCACCTTTGCTTTTTAATTTAAATTCTTTCATTCCGCCTTTATTTATAAGGTCACTAAAAATGATATTTAAATATTCTTTTGCAGATACAATTGTACCCATACCATCTTTGCCTATTTTAGCAGACCTACCTGAACGAATTAATGCATTAGGCATGTATTGAGATATACTGCTATTAATGTATTCTAATTCTTTTTTATATGCTACAGGGTCTTTTGTTTTACTATATAATTGGTCATTTTTTTTAGCTTTGTTTTCAATTGCAATGCCTTTGCGCTCTAAATTGTTTTTCTTAGCATAAACGCCATCTAAATATTCTTTAGGCATACCTTGATATAAAAATACTTTATCACCATCTACATCAGCACCATCAATATTAAAATGGTCTTTTTGTCTAAGATAAGTACCATAATCATATGCACCATTTTTCTTTCCTGTAAAGCCATCAAAATACAATACTCTAGTACCACTAATATCAGGACTAGGTACACGCATTACTGCAATACGTAAATGTTCGTCTTTAAATTTTTGTATTTCTTTTTTATTAGCACCTTTTAAAAGTTCAGTAATTTTATTCCCCAAATGATATTTTGACAATTGCCCATCTTTTTGCCATATCTCAAGAGGCATTAAACCTTTTTTAGGTTTAACAGCTCCACCATAAAGTTTTCCATTTACTGAAATACCATCTTTTGATAAAGACAATGATTTTTTACCATTAGCATTAAGTACACCAAATTTACTTGCTAATCGCATCGCTTGATCTTTTGTCAAATACACAGTAGCAAGAGATGTCTCTTTTAGTCCAAAATCTTTATGTTCAGGTCTTTTTGCTTTAGTTCTAGTTGTTTTATTTCCTTTTTCTAAAATATAAACACTTCCTTTTGCTGTTTTAAAACCATCTTTTTTTATTGCTTGAAAAGCATTCCAAGCTCTTTCAAGTGTGCCAAATTCTTTGTGTTTCATATCTTTCATACTATGACCAAGCATAAAATGATCTTCTCTAATTTCTTTATTAGGTAATCTATTTTTAAACAAAGCATGATTACCAGCTACCCATGAAGATGCACTAAAATCGTATTGAGGATTTAAATACTTATCTGTAACGTATCGCAATACTGCATCGTTAAAGTTTCCTGATTGGTCTTCTAAAAAGCGTACTGCCAATGCATTATAATCTGTGTCTTTAAATTCTTTTGCAATTCTATCAGCGTAATTCTTTGATTCCATTAAATCAATGTCATCAATTTCTGAAGACTCGCTTCGTTTACGCTCACTATTTATTTTAAATATATCATCTACTAATTTTTTAACTACAGGGCTTTTTGAATTGCTATTTAAAATATCGGCTACTTGTTTATGCCCTATTCTGCTAATGTTAAAATCTGCAGGTACTTTTAAGTTAGGATTATCAAGCATTTCTTGTACGTATTTATTTTGTTTTTCAATGCCTAAATAAGAATCTTTAAATATTTGCATTAATGCTTGTTGTTGTTTTGCAGTTATATTTAATCCTGCAAGAGTGCTATGCATCTGTCTTTTAATTGATACAGGGCTTAAAGCGTGTTTATCTCCATATACTCCAAAATTAATTCGTAAATCATCTATATTAATTTTTGTTGTTTCAGGTATTGTTTCTTTACCATCTTTATAAAATTTGTACTCATTTTTCTTATTTGGATATGCAGTATAAGTTTTGCCAGGATTTACTTTAGCAGCCGATGTCATAACAATCATACTACCTTTATTTGGCATTACTGCATCAAATCCTTTTTGTGAGGGATGTATTCCGCCTTTTAATAAAAATAACTTGCCATCTATTTCTGTAGCTATAGTAGGCTTAATGTGGGATGTTGTAGGGTCTAACCCCATGTCTTTTACTATTTTATTAAATAATTCAGTATGAAGTACTATATAACCATCTACGTCACTTTCATGTACTCTTTTTTCAACAACTTCCTTACCATCTTTACCAATTCGTTTAACGTTGTATGTTTCAGGCTTAATAGGATTGTTTGGGTCTTTTGCACTTGCAACATCATCAACAAAAATAACATCTAATTTTCCGTCTGGAGTAAAATCTTTAAATTTGTTAGCATTTAATGCATAATCTTTACTTGAAAGTAAACTACTACGTTTAACTAAGTCTAATGCACTTTTAAACTGACCTTTAGGGTCATATAGATAGTTACTTTTAAACATATCTTCGTGTAGTTCTTTCCACATTTTTTTAGACTTTGAACCTAATTTATCAATACCTGTAAGTTTTAAAAACTCTTGTTGGTCAAACGTAAAATGTTTACGTTCTTTTTTTGTTTTTAAAATATCATTTAATTTTGTTTTTTTAGTATTAGGATGATAAGTACGAACTATAAGCTTACCTTTGTCTTTTTCAGGTGTCCATATGTATTGACTTTTAGTTTTTTTAGCTACTTGAACCATAAGGTCAGCCATTTTTTCTGGAGACAATATATGGTCAACAATTAATTCATTGTTCTCAAAACGGATTTTTGTAGCTAATGGATCATATGATTTACCATTTTGAATGATTTCATCTATCACATAAGTATTACCATGCTTATATATTTTTTCATGCGGAAGCATAGGGTGAGATAAAACCTTACGTACATTATTAGAATACTCTTCTATTTTGTTTAATTGACCGCTATCTAAATCAAATGCACTATGGTATTGCTTTTTATTCTGTCTAAAACGCTCATAGCTTTGAGTTAATGCTCTATCTATAGTATCAGTAGGCTTAACAGCTAACTCTTTATATACCTCATTTTTAAATAGTTCATATCTGTCAAATTCTTGTTTAAGTGGGTCTGTTTGTTTAGGAGATTGTTTGATTTTACTTGTTTCACCTTGTCTCCACACACCAAATGATTCTTTATTATTACCTATTGTTTCCCCATTATTTATTCTGTTTTTAATATATAATGATAATGTATTCATATCTGATACATACATGCCTTCGCTTTTCAATATTTCAGCTACTTTATTTTGCACACTATCTGGGTTTTTGTTTTTTCTTATGCCATCAGTTATTTCTTTTTCTACTAATTTATCAATCAATGGCATTTTTTCAGGTTTTATATTTTGAATACGTTGTTTACTGCCTGTTGTATCTGTATTTAAAAATCCTTGTCGCTTAACTATTTCTTTTTGCAATCTTTGAAGTTCTGGTAAATCTTCCTTACTAATACTTCCATCTTTTTTTCTCAATGAAGCTATTTTATTTTTTATCTCTAAAAGTTTAGCGTCTTCTTTAGATGTAGTTTTTTCTAGTTTAGTATTTTTTCCAGTTTCTTGTTCTTTTAAATTTTTAGTTCTATTTTTTAAATAATCAGAGCGTAGTTCTGGTATTTTATTTTTTGCTTTGCTTATTTGTTCCTTACTAAAACCTCCTTCTATTAATGATTTTTCTGTTTGAAACCATTGTTTTTCAGCTTCTGATATTTCTTTTTTAATAAGTTTATTACGTTCTTTAGAATTAAGTTTTTTAGTGCCTTCATAAACTAAAATATCTCCATTTTTAAATATTCTACCAACTACTGATTTACCTGGCTCTAAACTAGAATCTGATTCAAACCTTCTAACTTTTTGTTTAAAATTTGCGTTAAAATTATCGCCTACTTTCATACCTGCAGATGATTTTTCTAAGCTTTCACCTGTTTGTTGTCTTTCTTTTTGTTCACCTAGTTTCTTTTTTACAAGTTCATTTGCCTTAACTACTTTATCTGCTATTTCTAAATGCGTTAATTCATTGCCTTCTTTAGATTGTACTTGTGTATTTACATCATTAAAAAACCTACGTAATACAGGGTCACTATCTAATTCAGATTGTATTCTAGCGTCTTCATGTTGACGTATAAAATCTTGTCCTGTGTATTTGTTTTCTAGTTCACTAAAAAACTCATTACGTTTACCAAACTCATTATAGATTAAATCGTAATTGCCTTCTTTTATCTGCTCTACTTGTTCTTTAGTCAGTGTATCGTATATACGCTTAGTTTCACCTTCAAGTTTGTCTGGTTTAATTGTAGCAATTTCTTCTCCAATACGAGTACCTTCTTGAATAATATTGCCTAGTTCTTCATGTTCAGCAACAATTTCTTTTTGCGCTTCAAGTTCATCTTTGGCAGTCATGTCTTCTCTAGACTTTTTATTACGAGTACTATAATTTTCGTATCTCTCTTCAGCAAAAGCATTTCTTAATTCTTGCGCTCCCTTACTAACATCAAAAGGGTCAATGCCATTCATTGTTTTAGCTACTTGGTCAAATCTTTCACCAACGTATTTATCATGTATAGATTTAACTTCTGCTCTAGCATCACTAGGAAGTGAATTAAATTCAGGGTCTTCAAGCATTTTATAATTCATTTTACTTCTATCAGCACTATATTTATTAAAATACTCTCTACCTATTTTTTGATGTACCGATGGGTGTACAGAGCCAAAATATGCCCCTAATGCATATTCATATATTTGAGTTGCAGTATCAGCACCATGCATTGTAGCCATACCACCTTGAAATGCACTTCCTGCTAACCCTTTTGCAATACCTTCTCTTAGCTTACTTTCAGCAAACTTTCTTACTATAGGACTAGGTGCGCCTATTGCTTTTTCTATAAGTAGTTTATAGTTTCCTATAGTGCCAAATGCACCGCCTGCTATAGCACCATGTATAAAGCTATCTTTTACTGCATCAGGGCCTTTCCAAAACTCACTAACTGCACTAGCAGTACCAAGATGAACTGCTGATTGCGCAACATTGCCCATAACAGTATTGCCTTTTAAAAAACTATCTGCTATTTGCCCTGCATTGCCTCCGTATTTAGCAAGTACTCCTTCACCCACTTCCTTACCAAGAATTTTATTAGCAGCACGTATTGGAATAGACTCAAGCATTAACGCTCCACCAATTGCTTCAATCTTTCTACCTAATACTTTTTTACCTGCTTTAGCTACAAGTGTTCCACCTGCTTTTATAGGGCCACCTAATAGCCCAGGAACAAAACCAATTAGACTACCAATGCTTCTAGATATTTGTTGCGCAGATGTAACAGGGTCTTTAGTAGAGCCACCAAAAATGTTTAATGGCCCAAGAAACCCTTCGGCTACTCCACCTATAAATTGGCTTACAACACCAGATTGTTTGCTTTCCTCAACATCCATATTTCTATTGAAGTTGATATTAGCTTCTTTAGCGTACTTAGTAAGTTCGTCTACTTCATCGTCATTAAAAAGATGAGGACTAACACGATACGCATTTATGTATTGTGCGAGTTGATTTTGATCCATTTATTTAAGAGCCAATAAGCATATCAGGATATATTGTCTTATTTTTCTTATTTTCTTGATAATTTTGAATTAAAGAATTAATAACATCTTGTGTTGCATTATAAGTTGCAGAACCTGCTGCATTAATAGTAGGCATTACTGGCCCAAGCATATTTTCACTATAACCACTATCGTTAGCATTTGGGTCAATTTGTTTAATTGATTGAATCCCTTTTTCTCCCATTAACTGCATAAGGTTTTGAATGCCTTTTAAATTAGAAAAAGCTTCATTTGAGTGACCCATAGTTCTGTCTGCTCCTGAATCATAAAATCTTGGGTCAGAAAACCTTTCTTGTGCTTTTATTAATGCATTTAACACTTCTTGTCTTTGAGGATTGTCAGAAGAAGTTTGCATTACTTGTTGTACATTTGTAGCAAGTCCAGAAAAAATATTAGGTTTTTTAGGGTCTTCTGCATCACCTCTAAAATCTGCTAAAATTTCATTTTCATCAAACCCCATTAAACCTGTTTCTTCGTACAATTTATTTGTAAAAGATGGGTCAAATGAATACGTTTTATCAGCTTCTTGTTCTTTACCTATTCTAGCTAATTCTAAACCAAGTGTGCCTTGTTTTTTATAAAAATCAAAATCATCTTTAAGTTTTAATTTGTAATTATCTGCTCTTTGTTGCGCTTCTTGTTTTGACATACCTTTATCATGCGCTCTTTTTAACACACTTTCAGCTGCAGTAGCTATAATGTTTGCACTATTAATTGCTTCGTTAGATTTTATTCTTAATTGATCAGATAAAGCACTTGCACTTAATTTTTTATCTAAAGCTAACGCACTTGATTCTCTACCTAATGCACTTTCAGATGCATCAAAAGTAAATCTTTCTCTTAATAATTTTTCATTTCCAGTTTGTTTAAATTCAGCTAACCATTTTTCATGTTGTCTAGCTTCGGTAGCTAAATTTTCTGTACTATTAAGTTGAGCTCTCCATTGTGTTTCTCTGGCGGTAATTTCTGTGTCTAATAATTGACTTTTTAAAGTTCTATTCTTATCTCCTTCTTTTCCTTGAAATTTCATTTTTGCATCTTGCATAACTTTATTAAACTGAGCTTGAGTTCTTATTTTAGATATATCAATATTGCCTATTTGTTGATTTAATATTTTTTGTTGCTCTGCTTTTTCAATTATTTGCCTACTTGTTATATCGCCTTTTTGTCCAACTACAGATGTTTCTTGAGTTCTATTTAACTCAGCTTCGTTTTTAGCAAACTCTTGACCTTCAATGCGTTCAGACTTTGAAAACTCTTGGTCTTGCTTTTTTTGTTCACGAGTAAACTCTCTGTCTTCTGCTCTTTCACGAGCCCTATCTGCTTTGTCTTGACCACGTTGAATACCAGCAAGAAGATTGCCATATCCTAAATCAAACATTTTTGAATCTTTTAATGCCATGATATAAATACTCCTATTATAATTTTATTAACTATATGGGTTAGGTATAATTTTTAATTACTCCGCCATTTGGCGCCATTGGTGCTTGTTTGTTAAACAAACTTCCTAAAATATTACCAGCCATGCCCATTAACCCTGCGCCTTGTTGAGCATTCATATTGTTCAAAGTGTTAGCATTGTTCATATCTTGGTTATAGTTTGATTCAGCTAAAAATTGTTCGTATTGATTTTCACTGCCAGCATTAAATTGATTGTTTTGCAATGCTCTAGCATCTGCTTGACTAGCAAGTCCACCAGCTTGTTGATACGCTCCTAAACCAAGTTGCCCAAATTGCCCTGCTTGTTGTGCAGATTGATTCATAATACCTTGCATACCTTGACTATATGCTTCTCCACCTGCTCTATTTTGGATTGCATCAAAAACGCCTCCCATTCCAGTCATACCTCTTGAAGCCATTGCATTGTTCATTTGATTAACAGTCTGATTTCCTGTGTCTGCTACGTTTTGTCTAAGGTTTTGAAATAATCTATTATTGTACTGTGAGCCAGGATTTAGCATTTGACGATAGCTTTGAGAAAACTCATCTCCTAATCCACCCATTTTACTCATTGAAGCATTCATTTGTTGGTTTTGATCGTACTGACTTGTTTTATGTCCATAATCAAAATCATGATTTACTAATTTAGCTGCTTTACCAGATTTATGCATTCCAAGTAAACCTAATGCCCCACCTAACATTGCTTTAGGGTTGCCTGATGCTAATCCGTATAATGCTTTACCACCTTGAAATAATCTTCCTGTTATTCCACTATTAAACATATTCCCTACAGGTTGTCCGCCTGCTCTAAAAGGAATTGATGTATTTGCAGTAACTGATTGTGGTACAAATTCTGTTGGCATAATTGCCTCCTACTCTGTATTTAATGTTAATGACGTTTTAGCCCAACCTTCGCTTGTACGTCCTTGAATTTCATATGCAGTGCCATCTTTAGACCTAACTACTCTAATGTCACCTTCTTTACCTGACGACTCTTCTTTATCCGTAACAGTATCTTTACTATTTACTGCACTAATAAGCTCGTTTAAATCATCATAAATCTTGTCTACAACTCTTTGTAAATTGTTATCGTTTACTTTTTGTGAACGTTTTTTACTTATCACGACATATCCTTTGTTCTTCTAAGTCTTCTAAATACTAAACGCAATGCATCTACTGTTGCAGTTGAATCTCCTGTAACTGCAATCTTTACTTGAGCGTGTCGTGCAATCTTTTTATCAGACAATGCTGTATAACTAGAACTATTTTCAATTGTATTAAGAGTTATTGTAGGGCTATTATCTTCTGATAATATCTCAGCTTTATATATTTTTTTATCTGCAGTAGAGTCACCCATAGTAAACTTTTTACTATACCATTTAAAATTATCTAATCTTGTAGAATTTGTAGGGTCAAAAGGTTGGATTAATCCATTGTCAGTATCAGATACAAATAATTCATTGTTTTTACCATGCACTGCTCCATACGTATTAAAATCTGTAGTAGTACTGCTATTAGTTCTATTCCACACATCCCATCTATTTTTAGGTACTGTATACACTAAACACTGAGGCACGTAATATGTTGTGTTTGTAGTAAATGTAAGCGTTGAAACAGCTGTAGCTGTTGCATTATTATTTATATCAAATCTATTATCATTATCAACACTAGCAACTTTTGTATCTGCAGGAATATGATTTCCTGTCACTACTTGATTTGGAGCAATGTTTGAATTTGCAACGTCACAAGTTATAGTAGTGTCGTTATTGTTTAAATTACAACTATGTGTAAAACTACTAGATGTAAGATATTTATAAGTATACATAAAGCAAAAAGCTTTGCGATAGGAGTCATACGCAATCACAATGTCTCCAGTGTAGTCATTGGCACTATAATTGCACAACTTTTCTAAAGTTGAGTACGAGTTATACGTATCATCTACTTGATGTGCTTTTTTTATTTTAGCACCTATATCATTTATACCCTGTCCATTATGCAGATAGATACTATTTTTATCTATAAAACACATACCTATTTCTGAAGACACTACTCCATTTTGATTTCTACACCCTATGCCTTTTATAGTATCTTCTATATACATACCATCTGGATTAACTACATAGGTTTCATTTTCAGAAAACACATACAGTCTGCCATTAAACGATTCTATTGCAGTAGCTTTATTAGGTAGTAATAAAAAGTCTTTAGCCCAGTTAAACTGATCAAAATTAAATGGTCTAGATTTAAACAGATAATTAGTTGCGTCATCTATGTCTATATGCGAACAATCTGTTATGTATAAAAAATTATTTACTTTAGCACTAAGACCATATTTAGGTATTGTGTTAAGCAGTGCTTCTGATATGCCTGTTCTTGATTCATATGAAGAATAGGAAACACCAGTATCAAGCACAGTTTTAGTATAATAATTCCCCCAATTGGGATTGCTTGTATTTGTATCTGTATGTAACCATCCATATTTTAATGAAACAGTTTTTATTAATCTAAAAAACCCAGTTGGCTGAGTAGAAGTATTTCCAGGGGATGACCTGTATAAATTTATATGACTAATTCTTTTGTTTAACGTAGCAGTATATAAATCTATTTTTACATTTATTGAAACATTTGACCCACTTATTCCAGTTTCTAATTGCCAAGGAGCTAGTGGCGACTCTTGATAGCCATCATATATAAAAGAAGTAGCATAAAAATGACTATGACCTCCATTTATTGTTCCAGCAACATTACTATTTACTGTAAACGATAAATCTACTTCACCTTCTTTTTTAGCTATTACTGTACTTCCATTAGATGTTGCCCATCTTACTGCTCCACTACTAGAAAATAAATTGTAGTTATTTGCTGTAGCATCACCAACCATTCCCTCTAAATCTCTACTTGCCGCTATAGAACTTTTTGTTATATTTGTTCCGTTTGTTTGTGAAAATTGTGGTTTTGTAACAGTAGATAACGTTGAAGTACTACCTGACCCTTTTTGAGATAAAAATAAATTAGTAGAATTATCGCTGCCTTTAGCGCAATACATTTCAGAAGGTACAGTAGTTGTAGAAATTAAAGGTCTTACTTTACCCCCTTCTCCTCCATTTGCTTTGTGGTCGACATGGTCTGCAGTATTATCTTTATGAATCATTTGATAATACCAAGTAGTTGTAGTTCCATAAGCAGGAGTACCAGTATTTGCTTTACAAAACTTTACAGAATTAGTAGTACTTCCATCAGTTGTTACGTGCATCATTATGCCACAATAATGTTGACTATTAGCAGGCTCACTTAATGCTAATTTAGGAATGTTAAAAGTAGGAAGTATTGAAGTACCACTTGTATTTGTCCAACTACCTTCAGATACAGTGCCTCCACTTGCTCCTAAATAAGGAGTTCTATCTGTAAATGATATTGTTGCACCGCTTACAATTCCAGATTTAAGAGTATTATATAAAAATCCAGATACAGAATTATCAGTTTCAATATTGCAACTCAACCATAAATGGTCATCAATATCAATGCAATCTGTTACTGATTGGTCGTTTGTAAAAGCATTAACGCTTGTTATAATCATTGAATCCATATCTGTTGGATCAATTTTTATAATTTTTATATTAGTACTTATTTCATCTAATACCCATAAATGTCCATCACTAGCTAAACACATAGCTCTTGTTTTAGTAAAGTAATAATCAGACCTTTTTATAAGCCTACCTGTACTTACATTAAACTTATAAACATACGTTCCATTTTGGCTAATTCCATACGCATATGTATTTGTAGCATCATTCACAATAGTATGCATAAGTGGAAATGGACTAGGAGCTATTAATTCAGCGTCTTCTGCTTGTAATCCACTTGGAGCAGAACCTCCAAATTGCCCATGCGGTATATTGCCTACCCATTTAGCATCTTTAGTTTGACCTAAACCTATATGCACTTCTTTGTTATTAGTTTGCATTGCAGGAATTGTTCCAGACCCTAAATTACTTTCTACTAAATTAGTAATTGCAGGGCTTCCAGTATATACGTCTGCTATTTGCTTTAAATAACCATCACTATTATCAATATAAGCTAATTGATGTGTACCATTGTTATTTATCATCGCCATACGTTTTGCATCTACAGCTGATTTAATAGCAGTTGCATCTGCTTGTATAGCCATTAACGAACCTGACTGTGCATAAGGGTCTATGTTTTCACTATATACTGCAGCATCATCTGGAATATCTCTATCGTCTGCGTTGTAAATATTGCCAGTTTCAAATGCTTTTATTTCAAATAGTTCTTTAGGCACTAATTACTTTTCCATTGTATGTTGTAACTCCATCAGTAATATCAAGAACTACTAAGTTAAAATTTCCATTATTTAAAATATCTACAATGCCAACGTTATGACTCCAGTTTGTAGGTCTTCCTTTTAAATAATCTTTAGTCATATCAGTTAAGCATCCCATTGAATATGCCATGTGTGACCCTGAGATGTGAGTAATGGTTGCTTTTTGGGAGTCGTGAGTGTGCCCATAGATGATGTTGCATCCCAACTGTAAGGCGTGAGTTCTTGCATGGGCAATTCCCATATAGTGTCCTCCATGGTAAGCATGTAATTTGCTTCCAAACACTTTAAAGACTTCACCATATTTGTGCCATTCATATCCACGTTCATCGAATTTAAAAGCTCGTCTTGAGCCAAAATGTTCAAGGTATGGGTTTTCTTGTACGAAGTGATCGAACCAGAGTTCGTGGTTTCCTTGCGCAAATTGTTTTTTGGTACAATTAATGCTATCCAAGACTTTATCAATTCTGTCAAGTCCTTTATTACCTTCTTTAATTTCTTTTTTAATAGCTGGAAGTTGGTATTCAAGCGGTGGTCTTTTTTTCTTTGACCACTGCCAATGGGAAACTGATTCGCCATCAATTGTATCGCCTAATAATAAAAATGCTGAAGGTTTTACTTCTTTCAATACTTTTAAAGCACATTTAAAAGCCTTTTCATCGTGATTTGGAAAGTGAGTGTCTGGAAAGACAACAACACGCTCTTTTATGGTCATATTTCATTCCTTTATTTCAAAGTGAACTAAGTCATCAAAATTGTTATCTTTTGTTGTCCTAGCGTTCTTACTTAAACTGGAATCCGACCAATCACCCCCCCATCTTACATCAATGCCCATTCTTGAGGCTACACCTAAAACAAATCCACCTAAATAATGAAAATCATCTCTTGCGTTCCAATCTATAGGGTATGGAGCAATGTCTACTGCTTTACCTTGCACGTGTTTACCAAACTTAGTTTTGCTTTTACCTTCTACTACTAGCTTGTTTTGTCTTTCTTGGCTTCTAAGTCCTTCTATTACTGTTATGTCAAAGTACTTTACAACTTCATTTAAAACATCTATTAAACGGCTATCAACGCCTTTTAATCTTTCTTTTGACCTTTTACCAAAGCGTGGCATTACTTCTTTACTATGCCTTCAACAATATCTGTAACTAAATCAACAATCTTTTCAAAAAACAATTGTTCTTTTTCTTCACTTACAAATGGTATGTCTATCTTCTTGTTAATTTTAGTTGCTACTTTCTCTTTATACTCATCAGACTGTAAATG